CACTGGGCCTGATTGTGTCTGCACGAGATGCTGGAATTGCCCGCGGATTGCCTGCGCACGTTGCCCTGGCAGACGCCGTGGCCAAGATCGCGCCGCGATTTGCTCCAGCAGACAGCGCAGCGACCCCCAGTAGGGGCTTGCCCACACCCAAGGCCGCTGTAGATACTCGCACACAGCAAGCACTGGAGCGTGGAGCACTGGATTCAACCCGGCAGCCACCCCCGATGCAAGCAGGTTTGGGAAATCGCACGGACAAGGTTCGCATTGATGTAGACAACCTCGATGAAGCCCAGTTCGCAGCCCTCACGCCAGCCGAGAAAAAGGCTGCGCGCGGGGACTACTCGTAGCGCACCCAAGCCAGTCCAGCGGGGTTCACCGTCCCGCTGGTTATCTCAGGTGACTTCGCCCCATAACTGGCGTTAAACGGTTTGGCCTCTTGACGGCCCCAGCAGTCATGTTCCCGCAAGGCAGCGCATTGCCAGACGAATGCAACCCCTTTTTTTGGAGCATGACATGCTTACTAATTTCGCAGCGCTGACACCCCAGCAAAAAGTTGTTTGGTCCCGTGACGTGTGGCAATCCGCCCGCGACCAAATGTTTATCAAGAAATTCACTGGCGGCGAAAACTCCGTCATCCAGCGCATCACCGAACTGACCAAGACCGAGAAGGGCGAACAAGTGCTGATGCACCTGGTTGCCGACCTTGTTGAAGATGGCGTCATTGGTGACAACGAGCGCGAAGGCAACGAGGAAGCGATGCAGTCCTACGCGCAGACGCTGAACATCGACCTGATTACCCACTCTGTCCGCAACAAGGGCAAATTGAGCGATCAGAAGTCGGTCATCAAGTTCCGTGAAATGGGCAAGGATCGCCTGTCATTCTGGCTGGCCAATCGTGTTGACCAACTGGCATTCCTGGCAATGTCCGGCATCAGTTTCGCCTTCAAGAACAACGGTGAAGCCCGCGTAGGCTCCCCATTCCCCAATCTGTCCTTCGCTGCAGACGTGTCTGGTCCTACCAGCAAGCGCAGCGTGATGTGGGATGGCACCGGCCTGGCTGTATCGAACACTGCTTCGATCACCACTAGCTACGTGCCCACCTACAAGATGATTGTGGATGCCGTGGCCTATGCCAAGGAAAACTACATCAAGCCCCTGATGTCGGAAGGCAAAGAGCATTACGTGATGTTCGTGACTCCCGGCACACTGGCCGCTCTGAAAAAGGATGCGGATTACCAGCGCGCAGTGGTTGGAGTGGCTACCAAGGCCGGAACTGATAGCCCATGGTTCACTGGTGGCAATGTCACCATTGATGGCGTGGTTCTGCACGAACACCGCTTGGTCTACAACACCAAAGGCGCTGCTTCTGGTTCCAAGTGGGGTGCTGGCGGTCTGGTCAACGGTACTCGCACACTGCTCTGCGGTGCGCAGGCGCTGGGCATGGCCGACATTGGCACACCCGAGTGGAATGAAAAGGACTTCCAGTATGGAGCGCAGCAAGGCATCAACATCGACAAGATGTTTGGCCTGCTGAAACCCAAGTTCTACAGCATCTACAACGGTAGCGTGCAGGACTTCGGAATCCTGGCCATCGACCACTACGCCCAGTAAGAAGTGACTCAGTAGGGGCTTCGGCCCCTGCGTTCACAAATTCCCATTGATGTTGAAAAGGAAAAATCATGCCTATCACCAAAAACCCAGCTCGCCAAGAGCTGATCGCCGCCCACGTTGACATCAACCTGGCCGATGTCGCATCCAACGTTGCAGCGCCTGCGCTGGATCTTCCTGTTGGAGCAGTCGTCGTAAGTGGTGCATTTGTCACTACAGAAGCCTGGAACTCCACCACTTCTGACGTGATGGACGTAGGCGATGCAGGATCTGCGACCCGTTACCTGACGGACGGCAACATTCGTGCGCTGGGCGCCCGTGTCCCGTTGGTGCCTACCGGCATCGTCCACGATGCGACCAACAACACGTTGCGCGTGACATGGACCAGTGGCGGCGGCGCACCAACCACCGGCAAGGTTCGCCTGGAAGTTCAGTATTTCGTCAAGGGACGTGCTGCTTTCACGCAGGGCTAAAAGTTTCTCCTTGAGTGGCGCCCTTCGGGGCTTTTAACCCCCACCGGCTTGATCCCCGGTGGGTTTTTTGGACAACTGAGGATTCATAATGAAATTCCGATCTACCACTGGCGAAGACATCCATATTGCACTGACCAATGGCAAAACTGCCTTGATTGGCGTGGAACTCACCGAACTCGACAAAGAGTTTCACAAGGAAGCCATCGCACGCGGAGCATTGCCAGAAGGCGTGGACGCTGATGTGGACCCCGTGAACACCGGCTTCAATCGCAAGCAGGCCATCATTGACGTTCTCGATGCCATGGCAGACGGCGACACCGAAGGCGACTTCAACCAGGACGGCACCCCCGCATTGAAGCGCGTGACTGCAAAGCTGGGTTTCACAGCCTCCCGCGAGGAAGTGAATGAAGCCTGGGCAGTAGTAACCGCCAAGGCCGACTAAGCCCATGGACGCTACAGAACTGCTTGGCATCTTCCGCGAGGAATCGTCAATGTAGGTAGCACCCTACCTTTGGTCTGATCCGTTGGTGTACGCCTACATTGACGATGCCCAAAAGCAGTTCTGCCGTGAAACTCACGGCATTCAAGATGCGCGTACCTTCACCATTCCGCTGGTTGTCAATACCGAGTGGTACGACATCGACAAGCGGATTCTCCAAATCCTTGGGATCTATGACAGCCGCGGAAGCAAGCTCCACGTAGTCACCCGGGATGAAGCCAATGCGCTGCATGTGCGCTTTGACGGCACAAAAGGCCAGATTGATGGCTTTGTGAAGGGCCTGGAGAAGAATGCTCTGCGCGCCTTCCCAATTCCAAACACCGCCGAGACGCTGACCATGGAGGTTTTGCGGCTCCCAGTGACCATCGAGGCCGGCGACGAATTTGAAATTGATGAAAAGCACATCCTGAACCTGCTACTTTGGGTCAAGCACAAGGCCTATGGCATGCAGGACACCGAAACCTACGATCCGGTGAAGTCTGCCGATTACAAGCAGGCATTCAAGGCCTATTGTGATGACTCGCGCATTGAGGATGGCCGCCTGACACGCAATGTAGCGGTCGTCAAATTCAGGGATATGTGATGGCCAGCTACAAAAAAGACCCAAATGCAGTGCTGGACTATACGTTCGACTGGACGGCGTACCTAACACCGCTGGCCGACACCATATCGACTGTGACCTGGGTACTACCCACGGGCTTGACCAAGGTTTCTCAGTCCAACACCACTCTGACGGCGACCGCATTCATATCTGGCGGGACGATTGGCGAGACTCTGACACTCACTTGCCGGATTGTCACAGCGGGTGGCCGCACTGATGACAGGTCCATCGTTCTCAAGATTGTGGAGCGATGAGCAATGTCGGACCCCAACCGGACCTTCGCTGTATCGCCAGATGACCGCAGCGCTGCTGTAGGCGTGGACTTGCGCAGTACCGGCGTGGCCGCAGAGGCCCGTATTAGTGCTGTGGATGCAGACGACAGGCTTGAATCAATCCAGGCTGCAGGCACGACTGAGTTCGTGGCCGCTGGGAACTAAATGACCGCATTCACGATCAGTACAGGCACAGACGAATACTTTGACGCCAAGACTGGCGGCTCAGTCAATGCCACGCTCGACTCGTATGCGATCTCGAATCGCACACGCTTGGTGGTGCGCACAGACTCCAACGCCTGCGCCAACCACTCGGTGGCGTTCGGCTCTCTGGATACGGTGACCTTCACTGGAACGGGTGGCACACTTCACTTCGACCCGACCTACGTGCGCGTGATTGCGTACACGGGCGGCTCGGGTAACTCGCCAGCGTTCGGCGCGGCCATCAGTCAAGGAGGCGTAAGTGGAGTATTTCTTGGTGCTTGGACTAATTGGCAGTCTGAGTGTATTGTTCCCGGTGCTGCTATCGGGGCAGCGGGATTCATTAAAGTCGGTGGCGTTACAGGCGGTAGTTTCGCTGCTGGCGCTCTCACTGGCATTACTGCCACATGCTCGGGAGCTGATGTACAGGGTTGGATAGAGGTTCGCGGCGCTGACACAGCCACCATTACCGTGCCACGGATTGGTGCAGTCACGTCGACTGAGGCGTGGTTTGAGCTTGGCACAACCAACGGCGCACGCGGCCAGATCATCCCATGCCCCACCACCGCCACGGTCGCAGGTGTATGGCCCGGTGTGTGGATTGAGACGGCTGCTGGCTCCGGGGTATACGACAAATACGCCGGTGTTGGCTCCCAGGTGGCGCTGGCAACCACCCGCACAACTGCGGAAATGAAAATCATTTGGCAGACTACGGGCGGCATCCGTATCGGCAATGACGGCACCAACGGCGTGGGCTACCTACCGCCCACAGGCTGCAAGGTTCGCATCCCGGCCACTATCCTGACCAACTGCACCCGCAGCGCATCGGGCTCCGGCCCGCGAGTCTTGCCCAACGCGACCATTGCCACCCGGCAAGAGCTGGTGACCACGGGCGCGGGGTACTTCGACCTTCGCAATCTGGTCTGCCAGTGGTACATGAATTTCAGTCAGGCGTTCTACGTCAAGTACCTGAACTGCGCTGTGTCGGATTCCATGATCCTGACCGAGATTGCCTCGCCGCTGGACGTTGACAATTGCATCGTCGGCTGCACCCAGGCACAGAGTAACTTTGCACTGAACACCAATTCCTGCTTTGCTGGTGGGACGATCCAGAACAGCGTGTTTAATCGTTTTGCACTGACGGCGTCGGGCCACTACGTTGCAACGATCAACTACCTGACTGGCGTGACGTTCACCGGCAACATTTTCCGGAGCAGCACACTGCGTGCCAACGCAAACACAGGCTGCATCACCAGCACGCAGGCGGTGAACTGCACGTTCACCAACCACACCAATATCGGCGGCCGGGGGTTGTTTGTTGGCGCACAGCGTTGCACCGTTAATAACCTCACCTTCTACGACCACACGATCACGACGACTACAGCCAGCACCAATGGCTGTTACGCGCTGGAGTTCACCACGGGCGGCTCTGGCAATGTGATTGACGGCTTTGCACTGCCCCTGCCCAACAATGGCCCCTACAACGGTCTGGTGTCGGTCAACGCCTGCTACTCCACGCTGATAAAGAACATCGGCGCCAGCTACACCACGCCCCTCGTGATGACCAACACGGTCACAGGTCTGGGCGTGAACGGCGCAGGTAACAACGACGGTATCACGGTTAAGCGCATGTTCTTGAGTGGCACGCGCTCGGGGCCTTATGCCTTCGTCAACAGCGACACGAACATCCTGGTCGAGAACATCAGCGGCGACACGGCAGACACCTCTGTCATGGCGGGGCTGAATGCAGTCGTCAAGAATGCGATGCTGACCGCTGCGACGACTGGTCAGGTGTCGGTGTACGGAAGCCACTGGCTGACCCGCTTCACCAGCACAACAGCAGGCTTCGCTGAGATTCTGTGCAACGAGCCAACAAGCTCCAGCGCAGCGCAGTGTTCGGCCACAGGCGGCACCCCGCAGTTCAACTCCAGCGGCTCGGTGCTGCTCACCAAGGTGGGTGACCAGATCACTTGGGAAATGCCGTTCTTCGCTGTGGGCTTCACAGCCTTCACCAATGGCGCGCCGACCATCACTGGCACCAACGTCACCTTCGGCACCCGCTGGGGCAACCACGACATTGAGTTCCAAGTGGACACTGGTTCTGGCTACGGCGGCACATGGCTGAACCTAACTGCTGCGAACCTGATCGCGCAGACATTCAATAGCACTACAGGCTTCAAGCTCAAGGTGCGGGCTACTTGCGCAATTGCCGCAGCGAACAATGTCCTGACCAACTTGCGCGTGGCACTGACGACAACCAGCACAGACCGGGACACCAAGCTGTACCCGCTGTCAGTGAACACCATTACCTTTACGGGCCTGCCAACAGGCTTTGATGCCGTGGTGTTGACCGCAGGAACAAGCACCGTGCTGGCAAGCGTTGATTCGTTTGTAGGCACCAGTTACGCATATCAATACGAAGGCACACCGACCGTTGATGTCGGGTTCATCAAACCGGGATACGTGCCGCAGTACATCCGCAACTTGGCGCTGACAAGCGTCGACTCATCCATTCCTGTCAGCCTGACCGCTGACCGCAACTACGCCTAAAGGAGCAAACCGTGGCAAAAATCACCGCTCAAGCCGACCTGATCGTAGGCACCAACCTGACCATCGACGAACCCGGTCGCATCATCACGCTCAACGCGGGTGGCGCTCTGGTCGCAAAGGACGGAGTGACGCTGCAAGCGCTGTATTCCAAGCTGGTGTCGCTCTGGGCGACCAGCACCTACCAAGACAGCCCGTTTCCCATGTACGCGATTGACGCCTTGTCTGGCCAGTTCCAGATCGGAACCGATGGCTCGACGTACTCTGGCTGGAAGTTCTCCGATGTGGACTCCAATGCAACGCGCAACATGCTTCGTGATGGCGGATGGTCGGAATACTCTGCTGCTGGCGTGTTGAACCAGCAGTACGCTGGCTTCGTTGGTCTGGGTTCTATCACCCCAGCCACCACGGTGCAGCCTTACTACCACCTTGCAAGCACTGACGCACCCATCGACTTCCCGTTCACCGACCAGTTCAATGTGGGTGTGCGTGTGTTTGGCGATGCAACTCACGGCAGCTTCGACAAGCGCACCTATGCCAAGGCGTTCGTTCGCGAGTACGGAAAGAAGTTCAAGTCCTCGATCTTGGCTGACACTGGTGCGACCGGGACTGGCGCGAACAAGGTCAACTTCTTGGTGTCCAACGAGGATGACCTGAAGATCACCACCTTGCTCGGTGCAGTGCAGGCCACTGCTGACGCTGCCATGTCTGGCGCTCCGTACTCTGGCATCACTGTGGCCTACTACTCAGCCAACCAGACTCGCACCATCGCAGGCGTGTCGCGCAACTTCAAGATCATCATCGAAGGCAACGGCGGCACTTTGGAGCAGATTTACGCCAAGGTGCAGTACCTGCTGCGCCAGAACAGCGACATCAACACGGGCGGCACCGCTGGCACCAAGACAGGCAAGATTCAGGACGAGCTGCTGAAGTTCGTGGGTGACACGCTGGTGACAAGCCAGTCCGTGTACATCGATGACGTGCTGTCCGCTGACTCCAACCGTGTGGAGTTCTACGACGACAGCAACACGCTGCGCACCAACCTGTACACCGCTGCTGGAACCATGTCCTTCAACGGCGTGCTGGTCGGTGCAGGATCCAGCTACCGTCTGATGTTCTCAGCCCCTCCCGGCGCTGGCAACGACTACGGCGAGGCTGGCGCTGTCACCGTCAACAACGCGGCAGGCACACCCATCACGGGCACCATCAGCACATCCAGCATCGCGTTTGACTACGATTACGACGGTAACACCCAAGGCGGCTACGCAGGCGGCACTGACCGTCCTGTTACACTGATTGGAATTCGCCCCGGCTCTGGCAAGTTCGCAGTGGCCACGGGCACACTCACACGCTCCAAGGGCATCAGCCTGTCACTGGTGGCAGAAGCAGACCGCGTCTACGCATAAGGCTGATTCGTGGCGATTACCCTCGATCCGGCCAACAAGCGGCTGATACTGGATAGCGCCAGTGTCACCGCCAAGGACATCTTTCGCGCGTGGGCGGACTGGATGCTGCTGTCGGACAACGCCAAGTACCTGCCAGCGTTCAGCGCCACAGGCGGAGACGACCTTGGTGGTGGACTGCTGATTCCTCCGTACTACTTTCTGGAGAACGGCTGGCGCGTCCGCCCCATGGAGAGCAACCACAACCTGACGATCACGGGTAACCTGTTCGTTCAGGGCGGCGGCGTTCCAGTTGTCTCCACGCTGGGTACGTTCCAAGTGAACGTCAACTACACCGTACCAGTACAGGCGCAGGGTATCAGCACATCTGGCTCCACCGGCCCCACAGCGGCAGAGATCGCCGCACAGGTCCGGCTGGAACTCGCAACAGAACTCGCCCAACTCACCAAAGTATCAAAGATACACGGCGTCGGCGTCCCTCTCGTAGTCACTGCCACGTCTCGTGTTGCGGGTGATCTCAATCAAACAATCAGCACAACAGGTGGCACGACCACGGTTAGTGCGGCGTAAGGCTAGGGCATGGCAGCAATCACCTCCGCAGCATCCGGCAACTGGAGCAACCCCGCAACGTGGACTGGCGGGGTAGTTCCTACTGCCGCCGATACCGTAACCATCGCAAAGAACCACACGGTCACGCTTGATTCAACAGCTTGCGTTGCATCCAGCCTGACACTGGCTGTGGGAACTACTGGCGCTGACGTTGGCGCTGTGCTGGCGGCATCCACCATAGCCAATAGCAAACTGGTGGTGCAAACAGGAATAACCGCCAACGGCTCGACAGGCGGGACCGGTGGCTCGTACTCGTCCACCGTAAACCTCGACATGTCGACCGCACCAGGGTACTCATGTGAGATTCGGCTTAACGCATCAAACGCCACTGGAGCAAGCACATATCTTGCCATCAGCGGTCGCTTCACCCTAAAGGGTGCTCCGCGCAAGCGCTGGTCAACGACCGGCGCGAGTCTGACTGCAAACTCCACGAAAACGGTCGTCATCGACGATGCTACGGGCTGGGCGGTAGGTGATAGGCTGGTATTTATCTCAACACAAGCATACAACGCTACGCCACGCACTGATATGGTGACAATCGACACCATTACCCCCGGCGCGGGCACCACTGCAACGGTCACGTGGATAGACGGTACCGGCACAGCCGGGGCGGTGCTGTATGGCCACGCCACAGACTGCATCGTGGGGAACTTCACTTCCAACCTTGTCATAGGTCCGAATACTGCAGGACAGATGGGGGCCGCGTACTTCAACGGGTCGGCCATTGCGACA